GGTTAGGGCCATTGTGCTGAGTTGGTGTGCGCCCAGGCCCGCCAGTGAGACGGGTCTGGGCGCGTAGTGCTAGACAGCGATGGCAATGCCAGGAGGACGGCCATCGAAGTAGACATTGACCACGCCAGTCGTGGTCGCAATCTGCGTCAGTCCGATAATCTTGGTCAGGGTGGTTGGCGTTGTCACCGTTGCATCCTTGTTCGTACCGCGCGTGCCGATCTTCGTCCCGATGGTTGCGGACGAACCGTTGAGATTCAGCTTCGTGTTGCCGAACAATCGGAAGAGTCCGATAGCATTCGCAAGGACGGTGCCCTGACATACCAAGTGAAACTGTCCAGCTGCCGCTAGGTTTCCCGCGACAGTCGGAGCAATCACCCTTGAGTAGCCACCTGTTGCGACGACACCCGTAGATGCGGTGTCGAGCATTACAAGATCACCAAGAACGATTGTAACGCCAGTCGCATTGACCAGCGGGATATCGTTCTTGTTCGTGGTCGCCGGGAGCTGGTTTTGGTTCGCCGGGGCGAGCAATGCCTGCGTCTCGGTAAGGTTTGTAGTCAGCATTGTAGCGCCCCCCTTAGGTCGCGTGGCCCCAGCCGTAGATGCCGTCGAACAACGTCCAGAAGTCGCCGGCAGCGGCAGTTGCCTCGCAAGCAATTCCGATGACCTTACCACGGGCAGGCGCGATGTTGGTCAGCGTGTAGGCACCATTGACGGCGAACATCGCATCGCCAACAACGACATCCGTTGCGCTGTCAACGTAGGTCGCCTTCACTCGGCCACGAACGAGCACCTTGACAGGCATCGTATCGGCACCGGGGGTTGTCCCGGTAGACGCTTCGCCGTCAAGCAGATCGGTCACAATGGCAAACCAGAACAACGCCGGAGCGCCGCTTCCAGTCGGACCAATGCAGCCAATGGTTGCAGGCTGCTTCACAACGCCTTCGATGCGATTCGCGTTGTATTCTTCAACGGAGTCGGTGACGGTCGCCCCGAGCAGGTCGAACATGACCACTTGGCCCACAACAAGGGTCGCGCCAGAAAGGTTCTGAACGCGACGGTATTCCTTCGGGATGTCGAGCTGGTAGCCCGGCCCCTGGACGTATTGATTCATTCCCATTTTTGAAGTTCCTTCTTCGCCGACTAGGCGACGTTTGCGTTGGGGTAAATGATCCCGTTGAGGCGGCGGTTGTTGATCCAAGACCCACATTGAGTCTCGTAGAAGATCGCCTGACGCGCCGGATTGTTGGGATTCGGGATCGGTCCCATGGCATGGTCGTACCAGTCGCTAGACCAGCACCAGTCAATCGACTCAGAGTCGATGATGTAGTAACGCCAGCCGGCGACTCCATTGGTCGTCACCAGCTCAGTGCTCAACGCGCCAGCCGTGCCAGTGGGGTAGAGCGCCTTGCTCGTCAACTGCGGGATGGTCACGATGGGGACGCCAGCGTAGGTCGGGCGACGACCGTAAGCGTCACTTTCGTTGCCCCAGCGGTCTTGGCTCGCGCGGCAGAGCTGCTTGAGCGCAACCACACCCTCGGGCGAAGCTGCCATCCACTTCTGAGCAGGAAGCATTCCGCTTTCCTTCTCAAAGTACATGGCGTTCGTGGGCGGCGGTTTGAAGTTCAACTTTTCGTATGCGAGGTCGAGGGCCGCGAGCAGGTTGGTCGGACTGTTGACCGTGCGGTTGTCATACGTCCCTTGGTAGGGAATGAAGTTCGAGAAGCCTTCCTCGGTGGTAGCGATCTGCTGAATCGTGGTCCACGATCCGCCAGGGGCGGCAGATGGGTACAGACTGTTGCTGAACTCGTTGATCATCGCAGGAAGCGAAAGCGGCTGCTTGCGGTCGCTCGCATTCGTTTCCATCTTCGACTTGTCGGGCACCGCCCAAAGCGCATCGTCGATCAGGTTGATCTTCTGCATCTCCAAGTTCTGCTTACGCGCGTAAGTCATGTCTTGGTATGCCTGAAATCCGCCGTCAGATCCAACATTTTGACTCGCGTTCTGGCGCATCACGCGCTCATCCCACGCATCGACAACGCGACTCATCGACCACGGCACGCTGTACTGCGTACCCGTGGTGTGAATCTCAGGGGTGGTTTCATCGGCGAGGCCGATCCATTCCCCTTGACCCTTCTGTTTCAGGAAGACCTCACCCTTGAGGCCGTCACCGCCGCGCAGGACGCGCGACATTTTTTTACCCCTGAGAATGAACCCAAGGGAATCGTAGTTGAGGCGCGAGACTGCGTTGATGCGCCCCTGCGGGCCATGGGTCCAGTTCGGACCCGTAGCCAAAGAGAAATTGCCGTAAATCGAAAACATGACCTATCCTTATTCGCTGCGTCAGCGGACAGGCGATCAGGAGTAGCTAGTTAGAACCAGCCGACATAGCCATCTGCATAATCTTGTCGAATGCCGCTCGTTCTGTTTTTTGCGGATCACTCGCAGTATGCTTCGGGCTGCTCGTCTTGGTCATAGCCACGCCGTTGCGCTTGGCCGTTGATGTCTGTTGTGAAACCTGAGACGTAGAAGCGGAAGGGGGTAGCTCAATCTTGCAGGCATCCTCAGCCAAGGCATCGTAACTAGAGTAGTCACCTGTCTTGATGAGGCTTGCCATGCGTGTAAGCACGCGCTTCTTGCTTTCATCGTCGCCGAGCCCAACGAACTTATCGCTGAGCCCGCCCAAGGCTTTCTCAACAAGGCGTTCGGTGCGCTCCTCGGCAACTTTGCCGAGTTCGGATTCAAGGCTCTTCACCTTGGATGCGTGTCGCGCTTCGACAGCCTTGAACATCAAGCCCAGGACTTTACCCGTTTCTTCATCGACATCGAGCCTAGCGAGCAAGGGTTGCAGGTCCACATCCAGGTCATCGGAAGGTTGCGCGTCTTCAGACGGGGCTTCCTTACTGGCTGCTTCACTGGCCTTGTTCTTTTCTCTCAGTTCTCCGAGTTCGCGGGACAGCTTTCCGTTTTCAGAGATTTGCTTCTGCCAGTCTTGTCCAGCTTGGACAATCTCAGCAGGGCTCATCGCATTCAACGCTTTTGCTGGAATCTTGAGGCGAGTCGCTGCAACAAGGGCGGCTGCATGAGCCTCCTTGTTCACAACACCTTCACCTTCACCTTCAATCACAGGCGCAGCTTTCGCCGCATCCCGTTCTTGCTCTTGATCTACATGCTGTTCACCTTGACCGGAATCTGCAGCTTTCGACTGATCCATCACGCGCGCAAATGCAGCGCGGCTCTCAGACTCAAACTCCTTCTCCGACTTCCGCTTGGGGGCAGATGCGAACTTCCCATCTTCTCCACGGACCGGAACTCCGTGCGCATCATCCTGTTGGGCGATGGCGATTTCTGGGTCATTGCTGGCAATTAGGTTCAATCTGCATCCTCGTTGTAGGCGTAGCCCGACTCGTAACCAGAGCGATCCTTGACCTTCGACTGAAACTCGTCGATGTCGCGGCGGGATTCGAATACCGCACGCCCACGGTCATCAAACTTGTCGTGAGGCATCGAAGGCCATTGCCACTTGCGCGGCAAGCTGTACGAAACATGCGATGGCGACCTAACGATTGCAGGGCCAGGTCCGAGCGCCACCACTCGGCGGTACGTCTTTCCAGCGCGGATGAGCCTCGCCCCGATTGGCGGCGCTTGGGACATGGACAAGAAACGGCTCACCTCCTCTCCATCCTTTGATCGGTAGACGTACTCGGCCATGGTTAGGCAACCCCTACGGATTGTGCTGCCTTGTTACCTTGATTACCACCTGTAGTACGTCCTTGCAAGCCTCCAGACTCAGGTTTTTGGATTTGTGTCTGCGGAGCTTGGGTCATGGATGCAAGCGGCTGGCCATTCGGGGCCGCTCCCTGGGTAGGGGCTTTGGCTGCTCCTGAGTCACCGGACATCCGAGGTCCATCGCCTTCTAAGCCTGCCGAGTACTTGGCGAGGGCTTCGGACTGAGCCATTTCACCGGCAACCTCGAGGTCGAAGATTTTGGTCAGTTCTGGGATGCCAGTATCCTTGGCGAGCTTCCGCATAACGTAATCCCACCGCACCCAAGGAAGCTGGGGCACAAGCGGCCCGATGCTGGCAACCATGTTGGTTATGGTCAGGGCGTTCTGCCCAGCCTTCGCCTCGCTCATCCTCTCCATTGAGAAGGGCTGGATCTCCAACTCTAGCCCATCGAACGAATCGCCATCCTTCTCCTTGTCGTCAGTCCCGCCAAAGTAGCGCGGCTGCGTGACCTGGACTTGCCCATCAGCGCCCATGCCCATCAAGTCTTGCGGGTTGCCACCAGTCGCCAGGAACTCCTCCAAGCTGATCGGGAAGCTCACCTCGTCGTCGTGCCACAGATACCAAGCGACCGTCGTAAGGACGCGCTGTACGCCTTCTGTGAATTGCTTTTTTGCGTAGCCCATGCGCGCACTGGAAGATTCAGCAGCGATGGCGTTTTCCGTCGCGCTTGCACCCCCAGTTGCAGCCCCACGCTGGGCATCGCTCATACCCAAGCCGCGATCAACACGGTCTTTTAGGCGGGCAATCCCGCGATCCATCTGTTGCGTAGAACCACCAAGCTCCATCGAATCGGCAGTACCGCGCTCGTACCCTGGAACGGCAAAAACGTGGTCGTGCTTGCTGTCTCGCACCAAAGTAGCGAGGTCGTCGGTCAGGTCGTTGACGATGATGATGCGCTTGTAGTTCTTATCGGCGCGGTTGGCTACGGACACAAGGTCGTTGTAGACCTTGATCGTGGACCGCATCGGCTGCGTGGTCGCCATGAAGAACGGATCATCAGGAACAATGTGCGTACCGATGAACTCATAGGGTCCGTACCTGGGGCCATAGAACGGCTGAGGATTTCTGATCCATTTCTGCTCCCTGCCTCCATCCGTCGTCATGGCCGTGGCGATGTAGAACAGCTTGCCGTGGTAGAGCTTGCGTTCATTCTTAGGCGGCGGGTTCTTCTCGGCATCCCAGTCAATGTGCGCGTCGGCGACCCAGATTTGATAGTACGTCACCTCGTCCCGCGTCGGGTCGCTACGCTTCGGTGCGTTGCTGAACTTCTGCAAGTCCGTGTCGGTGGCGATACCCCTGAGTTCCTCAAGATTCCAACCGTCCTCGGGGTTATCCTCTGCATTCTGAATCAGGTCGTCTTTGTCGGCGCGCATCACATGACCCGCAAAGCGCATGTCGTATGGAGACGTTGACTGCGGATCGCGGAAAGCATCGCGGAACGGGATGCGCTTCGTGTAGGGACGGTAAGCAACGCCGCGCCGCCCTGCACTCCCACCGCGCCCCTCGAAGTAGACTTCGCCCAGTTCTGGAGACGGCACGTTGCTAGTCACCATGCACGCCCAGGCGAACTGGGTATCAAGACACGCCTGCAAGCACGGCTCGCGGAACTTGGTGTCACGAATCCAGCGATTCATGCCAACCTGAATCGCCATCGCATCATCCTGCTTGCTGAGAAGCGTGGACTCTGCCGACACGCGCGGTCGATCAAAGACCTGGCTCGGCATCATGTAGCTGATGTACTCGAACTCGACATTTTCAGGCGCATCGTTGATGTTCTGCGTACCAGCGCGGTCTGGACCCTTGTAGCGAGAAATCGCGTCGTCAACACCGACTAGACGCTCTTCCTGCGCCCGCTGTGCCGACTCGATCAATCGCAAGAGGTTATCGGGCGTAGTTTTCAACATGCGATCTGTGTATTCCTAAGCAGGCCGGATTCCCACATGCGATACCCAGGCGAGTTTTTCGGGTAAGGATTACGTTTGCCACGCTTCGGAGCGTGCCGTTTCCAGTTGAACATCGCCGCGTAGCGCATCGCGTCTAGTCCGTCATGGTTGATTGAATCGTCCCAATGCTCCTTGATCGGTCGTCCGTCTTTGGTCTTGAGCCAAACGAGCTGCTGAATCTCGTCGGTAGTGCAGACAGATCGGCCAGACTCTTCGGAGAGCAACGGATCGCGTCCGCCGCGTAGGCAATCATCGACGAAGTAAAGTCGCGCCTTGCCGTGCTTGTCCGTGCGCGGGCACTCCTTTTTGCACGAAGGCAAATGCAGCTCGCGCTGTAGCGCCGACTTCACTTCCATCATCCCAGCTTCTCGGTCGTTGTTCGCCTCGATGGCGATGCGAGAAACCTTGCCGTAGCGATAGCGACTCAGGCGGTCATTGAACTGTAGGCGCTTCTCAGGCGAAGCTGGGTCGCAAACGATGGCGACGGGCCGGAACTCATGGTAGAGCTTGACCGCAGCCTCAGCCCAGAAGTCAACGGTCTGCTGCGTGCGATATGTCTCATGAACGAGGTACATTCGCTCGGAGCTGTCCACCGCCCAGACTTGCAGAACCCCAGCATTCCTGAAACCCCAGTCGCATGACATGAAGTGGTATTCAGGCGTCGGTACGTCCCTGCGCTTGATAACGTGGAAGCTCGGCTCGAACTCATCGTAGACGAGCCCCTCTTCGTTCGTCCACTGACCGAGGTACAGGCGTCCGCGCCGCGCGCCAGTAAGCGCCTCCAGCTTCGCCATGTAACGCGCGCCGTCAGGCGTCCATTCGGCTGTGATGTCGTTCCAATACATCGGGTTGTCCTTGTGGTCGCTCACAAGGCGCTGCCGGCGAATCTTGCTCGTAGGGCTCGGCATGAACCGCTGATTTAGGAAGTGAGCTGCGAAGCTGGGGTTGCAGTCCGCGATCAACAACGAGTATGGCGACTTACGTCGGCCCGAAGGGCGGATACGACTGGTGAGTGTCTCGTACTCGGACAAGGACAGCTCGGTGGCCTCGTTGATCCAAATGATATCCCATTCCGTTGAATAGATCCGCTCTTCGTCGTTCATGCCGCAGACGACAATGCGCGACTCATCCCCATCAACATCGGGGTACTTGTAGTGTTCGCGCTGGGTACGGTCCCGCCCAGCGCAGACCGATGGCATGTGATTCTTCAGCACCTGCTCCTCAAAGGTTTTCATGCAAGAATTGGACATCGAATCCCGCGTGCTTCGCACCATGAG